TCTTGATGAAGCACTCAAAGACTTAATTAATAGAGGTGGTCGTGAGAATCATTATATTGAATTACCAAAAGTAAATATAAATCAAGTGGTAATATCAAATCAGAAAGTTCATGAGCAGTTTAAAGAGCATTGGACTAATTTAAATATAAGAATACAAAGTCAATTCAAAAAAAATCCACACTATTTTATTAGTCTTCTTAATCCTGAGAATATTCCAGAATCTTATGACCCATATGAAGTTCTAGATAAAGAGTTCTATGCATTTAAAAAATCAGCACAAAAGGAGGTAAGTTATCTTGTCAAAGAATTTGAATGTAAAAAATCTGCAGGAGCTTATGCCCGTGCTACTACTAGTCGCACTGGTATTCTCGATACAGCTGTACTACACACTTACAAATTTAATGAAGACTTATTCAAAAAAGTATCAGTAGTGCCTGATGGAAAAAACCACGGATTAGTATTCATTCTTGATTGGTCTGGTTCAATGAATAACGTAATGATGGACACATTAAAGCAACTCTACAACCTTATCTGGTTCTGTCGCAAAGTACAAATACCTTATGAAGTTTATGCATTTTCAAATGATTATCCTAGACCTGCTATGTATGCAAATAAAGAGACTTTCTATGAACCAAAGAATATGATGGCAGAGGTAAGTAATAATTTTGCTCTACTGAATATGTTTAGTAATCAAACCAAGTCAAAGGATTTAGATACACAAATGATTAACATTTGGAGATGTGCTTGTATATTTGATTGGTCACAAAGCACACCTTACTTGGAAGTTCCATACGGATATAGATTATCTGGCACACCTTTAAATGAAGCAATGGTTTCTTTACATCAATTACTTCCAGAGTTTCAAAAGAAAACTGGTGCAGAGAAAGTACAATGTGTTGTATTAACAGATGGAGAGAGTCAACCACTTAAGTATCATCGTGAGGTTCAAAGACAATGGGAAGATGAACCATATATGGGTACAAACTACTTTGGAGAAAATTGTGTATTGCGTGACCGTAAGTTGGGTAAGACTTATATTTCAAAAGACTCTGGCAGATATGAAGCAACTGATATGTTACTTGAAAATCTAAAAGATTGTTTTCCACAAACTAATTTTATAGGTATTCGTATTCTTCCAAGTCGTGAAGGTGGTTCATTTATTCGTAGATACTGTGGATATGAAACTCCAGACTCAATAAAAATGATGCATCGTTGGAAAAAAGAAAAGTCCTTTGCAATCAAGACCTCTGGTTATCATACTTACTTTGGTATGGCATCATCTGCACTTAACAATGATGGAGAGCTAGTTGTTAAAGAAGATGCAACAAAGGCAGAAATTAAAAGAGCATTTGCAAAGAGTCTTAAAGGAAAGAAGATGAATAAAAAGATATTAAGTGAATTTATTGAATTGGTAGCTTGATAAATAAAGTTACCTTACAACAATACTATGGTTAGAATTACACCTAGCGATGCGAAAAAAATGATGGATGCATATAACAAAGTTTATGCTCCAAAAGAGGAAGAGGCACCTGAGACCGAAGCATCAGTAGAAGAACCTGCTGAAGAGGAATCAGATAAATAAACATACATTAAAGAGAAAAATGTCTAAATTTGGAGATTTAATAAGCGGTACAGTAGCAGTTGAGACCGTTGAAATACCAGTGGTAGAAGAAACACCAGTGGTGGACACAGCACCCGCATCCGTAGAAGACCCTGTTGACCCAGAACCTATTGATTTGACAAGTTTATCAAAAGATGAATTAGAGGATTATGGACGTACGATTGGTATTGAACTTGACCGTAGACATAGTAAATCAAAGTTGGTAAAAGAATTAGAAGACCATATAGAGTATTTAAAAACAGTTTAAACCAGTTCACAAAGTGGCACATAAGGGGTTTACCAACCCCTTTTTTTTAACTATAATATAGGTATAGTTAAGAAACAAACCTTTTATTATTATGCCCTTTGAATTAAAAATGACTTCCGAGCAAGCAATCGAAAAACTCAAGAACCTATACGGTACTGAGATTACAACAGCAGATATCAAAGCATTCTGTGCAATGAATGATATCACATATCAAACAGTTACTAAGAAGTTATCTAACTTCAAAGTATCTAAAGGAAAGTGGAATCTAGAAGTTACATCTGCAGCTGTAGAAAACATTGAGAAATCCTATAATTCTCCTGCAGTATTACCTGCATCAGAAAAGAATTTAGTTCCTGATATTGATGAAACATTTTTCAAATTTGGAAACTTTGCAGATATTAAGAAAGTAATACAATCAAAACAATTTTATCCAACATTCATTACTGGTTTATCTGGTAATGGTAAAACTTTCTCTGTAGAACAAGCTTGTGCTCAGTTAGGTAGAGAACTTATTCGTGTAAACATTACTATTGAAACAGATGAAGATGATCTTATTGGCGGTTTCCGTCTTGTTGATGGTGCCACAGTATGGCATAACGGACCCGTTATCGAAGCACTCGAACGAGGTGCAATCTTGCTCCTTGACGAAATCGACCTTGCCTCTAACAAAATCCTCTGCCTTCAGAGCGTCCTTGAGGGAAATGGAGTTTTCCTTAAAAAGATTGGCAGATTCGTTAGACCCGCCAGAGGATTCAACATACTTGCCACCGCAAATACTAAGGGTAAAGGTTCAGACGACGGACGCTTTATTGGAACTAACGTGCTCAACGAAGCATTCCTCGAAAGATTCCCAGTAACATTTGAGCAAGCGTATCCAAGTGTAAATAATGAAATCAAACTTTTAGGATTACACGCAGATAGAGTTGGTATTAAAGATGCTGAGTTTGTTAAGAAGTTAGTAGATTGGGCAGACATAATCCGCAAAACATTCTATGATGGTGGCATCGAAGAGTTAATCAGTACTCGTAGATTGGTTCACATACTTCGTGCATACTCTATCTTCAAGAACAAAGCAAAAGCAATCGAAGTATGTGTCAATAGATTCGATGATGAGACAAAGCAAGCATTAATGGAGTTGTATGACAAAGTAGATGCTGACGTTGATTTCAAAGAGGGTGAAGATGCACCAACTGTGAGATAATTACAGAAACAACTTGTTCTCCATATTTCCTGATCTGGAATATGGAGATACTTGGGCCAGATGGGAAGGTAAAGGAACTTCTCTGATAGCAAAGACTTATACTAATCCAAACATTATCAAAGCAAGAGAAGTTGATATATGGAGTGATAAATCTTCTATCTACAACAACATCATCTATCCAAAGACAGGTAGTAATCTTCCTTGTTTCGGTATGGACTTGATGGGATTCTTTGAAAAGAAAGTCATTATTGTATTTGACTTTCAACATCCAAAAGAGAAATATCCTTTCTCTGTGGATGGATTACCAAAACATGAAGGAGACTATCGTTTCTTTGAGCCTGGTAATCACTTCTCTGAAAACATCTATATCGCAAAGTGTACGGCTAGTGAAGTTGATGATCATCTTGAAATGTTCACAACATACTTGACGAAATACAGAGATATGATAGAATTAGAGAAACCAACTGGTAATGACACCAGTGAATACAAAGACTTTGATTCTTATATGACTAAACTTGACCCAGTTGCAGGATATCTTGCAGGTAAGTTTGGTAAAGAAGAAGCAGAAAGTCTTGTAAATGACTTCCTGTTCACATATGGTTAACGCATGGAGTTTAGCATATGAAACTCTTTATGTGGATATGGATAAAACCTATCCAATCAAAAAAATGAAACTACGTCCAAAAACTATGAAGATCTCTGATAAAACTTTGACACTGTTGAAGAACTTTTCTAACATCAATCAATCGATTCTCTTCAAGCAAGGCAAAGAACTCAGAACAATTTCTGTGATGAAAAACATTCTTGCTGAAGCAACTATCGAAGAAGATGTTCCAAAGGATTTTGGTATCTATGATTTAAATCAATTCCTTAATGGTCTTGCACTACATCAAAAGCCTGGTCTTGACTTTGAGAATGAATCTTATGTTGTGATCAAAGAAGGTCGTATGAGATCTAAGTATTTCTTTGCTGACCCAAAAGTGATTGTTACACCACCTGAGAAAGAGATTACACTTCCAAGTGAAGATGTTGCATTTACAGTAAGCACAGAACAGTTGGATAAGTTACTCAAGGCTGCTGCAATATATCAATTACCAGATTTGTCTGCTGTTGGTGGTAATGGTGTTGTTAAACTTCTTGTTCGTGATAAGAAGAATGATACATCAAATGACTTCTCAATTGTTGTTGGTGAGACAGATGCAACATTCTCTCTGAACTTTAAAGTTGAAAATATCAAGATTCTTCCCGGAACTTATGATGTTGTAATGTCTAAGAAATTATTATCAAGATTCGTAAGTAGAGATTATAATCTTAAGTATTACATCGCTCTAGAACCAGATTCAACATTTGAATAATGAAACTAACTCAAGAAATCATTGATAAAATACAAGAGGGAATGAATCATACCAAAAAGGATGGTAGCATTAACTGGAA